TGATCTCATAACTGATTTGACATTATCTTTATTTACTTTAATATCTATTTCATCTATGTAGTTATCAAGTAAAGTTAAAGTGTCTTCAGTTTCTATGGTAGAATCACCTTCCTCAAGATTGACACTAAGGTCTTCTACAATTTTAAGATCTGCAAGACCTATATCTTGAAGTTTTCGCACATTGTAATCGAATCTAGCATAGTCACCTTTGTCTTCTACTATGAGTTTGACGAATGTTCCTTCCAGACTTTTCTCATCCAATGGCTCCAATTTATTATTATAATACAACTTATGAAAAGTGTCAAAGGGATTTCTGTAAAAAGTAGTTCGTAAAGTTTCTGTGTCGAAGACATGGAATCCTCTTCTTGCTCCATAATCACTCCAGTATAATTGGTAAGGGTTGCCAAGATAATAACAATTATCCATATTAGATTTAGTATGATAGTGTCCAGAAAATACCTTTTTAAATTTCTGGAATATATACATGTCAGTTCCTGTCTGCATTACATGACCAGGATGTGCTTCAAAACCATTGAGTTCTAGATGACCCATACACACAGGTGCTTCACTCTCAGTAATTACTCTAAGAGTTTTATCATAGTTCTCTTCACATATCCAAGGTAGCATAAGAATATCTAACCCATCATAGTTAAGAGTAGTTGGTTTATCTACTGTATCAAAGTTTTCGTACTCTCCTAATAGTTCTGTTGGAGCATTTATCCTAAGTGTATTCTTATAATATATGTCATGGTTACCTACTAGACTAGTCATATGACATCCTAGTTCTGTAATAGGATCAAACCACATTGACTTTGCTTCATCAAGAGACATATAGTTTATTGATCTACGTTTATCAAACGTGTCACCTAGATTAATAATCTCTTTGATACCTAGTTTTTCTATAAATGGTATGACTATTTGACCATAGAATTTTTTATAATGTTCTATAAAGTACACGTTGTCATTACGAACACCGAAGTGTTGATCTGTAATTAATAAAATCTTCATTCAGATGCCCTCCATTGTTTTCTCATTCTAACATACTGTTCACTCTTTGCGACAATATCTCTTACCCTCTTAAATATTTTAGCAGACTCAGCATATTTACTAGTAGCATGATCTGGTTCTTGGGGTCTTACCTTTCCTTCATCATCATATTTCTTGCCTGTGTTATGATTAGCATAGCGTCTTGATCTGGTAAAACCCATCTCTAAAAATTTACGACACATATCCATACCAATAAAATCTTCTTCATCTCTATAGTCTAGATACATTCCGAAGATATGATTGGCAGACTCTACTGCAATCTCTGGAGTCTTAAATCTCCAATGAGCACAGATATCGTTAGTATAAGGGCGAACCAATAGAACCCCTTGCTCCCCTCTTCCGATACGATATAGTTTACGAGTCTCCTCGTCTTTAAAATCAAGTTCTTTATAAGGAAGGTCATAATCAAATTCTTTCATCGTTTAGTATTCATCTCCACACGAGACTTAATTTGATTATAGTCTGCACTTGCTTCTCCGTCAACTGAGAATACATGTTCGTAACCAGACTTCTCTAATATCTTTTCCTTTATATCCATCTGTCTTTTCTCTTTGGCAATTCTACGAAGGAAGGCATAGTAAACTATCTGTGTAAAATAGGCAAAAGGATTTCTAGATTTTTCTGGATCAAAGTTATCAATGTATTGGATACAGTTCTCTATCCCATCACATACCATGTCATCTTTATACATGTAGTTGATGAAGTTCGGTCTGTACGATAGGTGGGTAGCTATCTTTAAAAAACACCCTCCTATATAATTGTTCACGCGGGGTTTGGCTTTGCCAGATTCTTCCGCTTCCTTGACTTTTCTTTTATATTTGATAATCTGGTTTAAAAACTCAGCATTATCAACGTAGTGCTGCTTCTTTTTGGGATTCGCCTTCCTCATATTTGTCCTCCGACAATAGATTTATTATAGCAGGGCTTGACAAAGGTGTCAAATACCACTACAATAACCATGTAAGGGTTCAAGGGGATTCTGTAGAGTCTTTAAAGATCTTTTCAAACTTCTTTCTTGCCTCATCAATCCTACCTACGTAACCAGAAGTTTTACTGAGGTCTGTTTTCATTTGTGGTCTAGGTTTCCCAAAACCGTCGGCACCGTGGACGTATGCTTCATACATGAAAATAACTTCTTTATTCATAGATGAAACAGTAATAATATCTTTCTCTCTTATAATATAAAAATCTTCATCAGATAACTGTTGCCATTTGGAAAACCCAATAGCACGTGCTAGTTTCTTTTCATTTATTTCTTTGTCTATGAATTGTATACAAACTGGTTCTTGAATAAAAACTAGAGACTCTCCTTGATCTTCTGTTAAAACTGCTCGACCAAGTACTTCCTCTCCACTCACGAGTTTGAAAACTCCGTAGAACTCCTCTTCATGCTTTGCGTAATTGATTGCCATGTTAGATAGTAATTTCTACAACTTCATAATTAAAGTTCTCTTCATTATATATTTTGATCCTTTCATACAGATGTCGGAGAGTATAGTTCTTTCCTGTATCCGTAGAAATGTCATCAGCTATATCATAAAGAGTTGCTTTCGATTTATTCTCTCCCTTCCTCAATACACGACCTATCGACTGAAGGTTACGTATTCTTGATTTAGAAGGTGATGCAAAAATAACATTGTGTAGGTTTTTGATATTGATACCAGTAGAGAATGTTCCTAACGATGCAACGATAATAGAATTGCTAGACCTTTCAGTCAACCATCTAATCTCTTCTCTATCTTCTGTCTCAACACCACCATGAACTAAGTATACAGACTTATCTGTATAGCTATTTATCAATTCATGTAAAGGTAGACCATGTTTTTCTACGTAGTTAAAAAGCACTAGTGTATTGCCTTCTAGGTCACACGCTAGATTTCGGATAAATTTATTACGGTTTTCATGTTCGGTCAGGTACTCTATCTCATCTTGATATCCTTCAAATAGTTTCTCTTCATGTTTCAACAATAAAATTTTTATTTTTAACTGAGCAAGATGTCCTTTCTTCATCAGTGTTTCGGTCTTAGTTACTTTAGAACATTTACCAAAGACACCTTCTAATACTAATTGATTTACGTTAGTTCCATCCAGTGTCCCAGTAAAACCATACCTATACTTACAGTCATGTAACTTAGACATTAATCTTGTTAGAGATTTAGCCTTGAATAAATGTGCTTCATCACCTATAATAACATCAAAGCGTTCAAACCATTTACGTGGTTCCTTGTATATGGATTGCCAAGTAGTAATTACAACTGGTTTATCTGTATATTTTTCTTCTCCACCGTATATCTTATGACAGTATGCTGATGCTTTCCATCCATACTCCTCAAAGTCTTTATACATTTGTTCTACAAGAGAAGTAGTAGGAACTACAATAAGAACTGGACGATCAACATTTACATGAAACCTAACCAATGAATAGATCATCAAGGATTTCCCACTGGCAGTTGGCGACAATAGGACTCGTCTGTTGTATCTCAGGCATTCGTATATTGCTTTCAGTTGGTAATCGCGTACTTTTACAGGAAGAGAAAGTGCCCGAACGAAGCCAGCTACAGCCTCAGGAGTTATTAGATCGTTCTCTTCCAAAGGGAGACCAAAATGTTCGTGCTTTTCAGTATGATATGAATACTTCTTTTTCTGACACCAATCTATTAGATATGAATATAGACCGCAGTATATCTCCCCAGTAGCAGGAGAATATAATCTTACTTTCCCATCCCAACCTTTATACCTTCGGTTCTTCTGCATATACTTTGCATTGTCAACCTCAAAGGTAAAAAAATCTGCTAGTTCTTGATGGGTAGATGGTTCAGCGTCAACTTTTAAATATACTTCATTCTTCTTTCGGATTGTAAGATCCATAGATCACATGCCACTTTGAAACCTCTCCCACTCGATAGCATTTTTGATTTGAAAGTTACGACTTCCAATTTGCTTCAAGACACCATCTAAAAAGAAGAGCACTTGATCTATATAGTCTATTTTTAATTGTAATTTTTGTATGTCATCGTCAGACTCGATGAACATATTGACTTCCTCCTTAGTCATAAGTTTAAAGTCAAAGGGAAGTTCTTTATATTTTTGTGCAGGTGCTTTACCTTTATAGTATATCCATTTCTCCCTTACCATCTTTCTATATTCACTCTGCCTTTCTTTCTTCATCAAGGCATACGTGTTGTATATTTCCATGTACCGCAAGTGAAGTTGGGGAATCCTAGTAGACTCCTCACCATATTTCTCAGGATCAATAACAGAATCAGATTTCCACTGTTCCTGTAATGCCTCTAGATTCATAATTAAATGCCTTGGTCACGTTGGTCAATTCTTTCAAAAAAGTCTTTTAAGGAAGACTGCATTTGTCCTTTATTTTCTTTCGGGTAATCCCTCTTGATCCCCTTCATCCTGTCGTAGTCCTGATGCATCGCTCCCAGTAACCATGCCTGTGCTAGTTGCTTCGGACCCTCTTTCAACAACTGGGTTTGTAATTTGGATAGACCAGGCTTCATCTCCAAATACTCCTCTCTCCACGATGTTGTGTCTTGTTTGTTGGTCATTTTCTTCCCATTGAGATTGGATTTTTTCAATGTCTGCATCGACATCCTTCATAGTATTATATATCTTAGCATTAATCCATTGCGTTTGCAAGTATTTGATAATACCTAATAGGAGATGCTGCGTAAAAGGATTCTTAAATTTTTTTCTTACCCACCTTTCTGCCTTCTGATACCAAGTAATTTTACCTGATCCGATAAGCAATGTTTTTTCAAACTTTATTTTGGGCATCAACGTCTGTCGGTGGTGTTGACATTTCTTATTTCATATAA